ACCCCGCGGCAAATCGTCACACTTGCAGGCATCCCAGTACCGCGCTTTATACAGCGGCGTCACCAGCTCGGGCGTCAATGCTCGCATCTCGGCCTCGTCCACATCGCGGTTAACCCAGTCGCGCCAGACGTTGCGCGTTACGCCAAGGTTGGTCATGCCGCCGGGATCATTTTTATGATTTACAAAATTTCCCTCTGACTGAAGAACAAGCGCCAGTGCCGCCGGAAAATTACTTAGCATCATCGCCCTCATTTGCATTTGAAAATTTTATTCCGGCCAGCAAGCCAATGAACCCGCCGACAATCGTTTGAAACGCTGGCCCGAGCAGCGCAAATATATCGTCGTTGTTTACGTCTTTATCAAACAGACCGTAGCACAGCGCAAACACCATGCCGCCGATGACCACGCACAACGTAAAACTGACCATTGTGGTAACAATAAAGGTTAGCTTGTCTTTCATTTCTTGACCTTCATGTCCATGATCTTTTCGAGCGTTCTACCGCCGAAATAAAAACTCATAATTAGCATACCCCACTGGCCAAGTAGTTGGACGTATTCCTCGTTGACGTCGATCTTGGCCGCTGACAGGCCAGCAAACGTGAAATAGCCGATCAGGATAGCGATTAACGTCATGGGTCGGATATTCTTGGACAACCAAGAATCGCTACCCATGTCTGCCTTGAGGCGCTCGGTCAGCTCGTGCTGCTCGGCAACATCGGCATTGAGTTGCGCCAGCTCGCCGTTCTGCTGCATTTCTAGCAGCTTGAGCTTGGCCTGTTCAGCCTGTGCTGGATCGGGGAAAAACTTATCGACCAGCTTACTGCCGATGTCTAGGATTGCGCCAAGTGGAAACATTATTTGTCGCTTCTTTTGTTCCAAAGCTCAAACAGCGTTTTGATCTTTTCTTCAATAACGGCTACGCGCAGGTCAATCTTGGAAAGCACGATGATAAGCGTGATTATGGCGAGGAGAATAGGCCATGCCTTTACCAGCATATCAAAGGTATCCATCATCCCGCCTTTGTCACAAGATGCAATAACAACATAATGATGGCACCCGCCGCCGTCAGGCCAACGGCTTCAATGCGCTTTAAACGGGCGTTGATAGACTCATAGCGCAATTCGCAAACAGCCTCGTGCGTGTTTACGCGGCCTTCAACTTCGGTCAAAGTTGCCATCCCTTTACGTCGCCATTCTCGCCACTTGTGCCGCTTGATACGCAGCAACAACATCTGCTGTCCATGCCGCGTTACAAATTGCCACAACCTTCTCAGGCACACCCGTCAGGTCTTGCGCTGGCGTCAGGCTGCTGCGGTGGTAAGTCTTGGTCAATTCGGTGCCATCTTCCATGATGCGCGTTGCTTCACGCACTTGCACAACACCTGTATTTGTAACAGTAATTTGATCTATAATTTTTTCTGTATTTAGCATGATTTAACCTGTTAATTAAAAAATAATAAAAATTACGCAGTGCATCTATAAGAAAATGCAAAAGAAAAAAGGCTTGACGCAGTAATATTTGGCGCAGCATTTGTATAGGACGCACCAACAAGCAAAGCAATTTCAATTGTGCTAGATGATGGCGCCCAATCAATAATATAACTATTCATTGATACTGTTGCAGATTCTACGCCTACCCCAAAACATTGCCCACGACCGCTTTCTTGAGTGCCTGCGGTTGTATTAAAAGGAATGGTAAAAAGTAATCTTCCTGTCGGCAAAGAAACTGAAGTAACACGAATTCTTCCTGTAATTGTTACCAATTGACCAATTTTTATATATGATAAAGTGTTATACGAAGAATTTAATGTTATTGATCCAGTTGTAGTTGTAATTGTGGGCGTATATGTTCCCTCCTCATAATCATCCAGCGTATTCGCGTCTGTCGATGCAGACTGCGTGGCGGGAAATTGCACACCAGAACCGGAACCACTAAGAGTAGACCCACCAACGGCAACACTCGTAGTTGTGGTAACCGTCGTAAACGCCCCTGTGCTTGGCGTGGTTGCGCCTACGGTGCCGTTAAATGTGCCGGTGATAGCAGCTAATGTGGATGCACCTGCTACGTTTAAAGTCGTTCCCACATACAACGCCTTTGCAATCCCTACGCCGCCTGCCGTGATGATCGAGCCAGTCGTCGTGCTCGTGGCGTCTGTGACCAGGCTGCTGTTGATGCCTGCTGCAAACGGTATCCTCGCTGTTGCAGTCGTTTGCCCGTCTTTCGTGATTGCCGTAGACAGGCCGGTGCCTAGATCCGAGGTTAAGGCGTTGAAAGCGGTTGAAGAAATGACGGTGCCGGTTACTACAGGCTGGCCCGCCGTGTTGATGTTAAAGGTACCGCTGCCGTTATAACTCATTATTGGGGTCCTTGTTTGACTGGTTTATACTGTTCTTGTATTGCGGTAGGAACCATAGACGGATTGTATGCCCTATCGCTTAATAACTGTTTAACCAATGCCGCACGCCGCGCCGCTTGTGCTGTTTGTTGCTCTAATCCAAAACCGCCACTTTCTAAAGCATTTGCTAATAATTTTTGTTGAATAGATGATTCAACTTCTCTAGAAATTGGCCCTGTAATAAGATTTACCCCAGGAAGCCATTTATTTCCAAATCTTAATGCCGCCCCTATGAGAGCTGGCGAAGTATTTGATCTATTGGGAGCAGAAAACGCTGGTTCCACGGTCATTGCTTTAGATCCACGCAAAAGAGTTTGTATTTGCGTTAATTCAGGTTGTGTAAATATTGCATTTAATCTGTCTTTGCCCAATTGCTCTATAGCATCATTCATTCTGGAGCCGCTAAAAACTCCATTTGCGCTTGTGGATTTGTCCCTAATCCATTTCATTGTTTGTTCGCGTAATGAATTCCAAGCCTGACCGCCTTCTGATGTTTTAGATAATTGTTCTTTTAAAGAGACAATATCTCGAACATTTCCTCCTATAACATTTTGTTGGAAAAACCTGTCTGGAGCCACATCGGCTATAGCGCGCTCTACAGCTGCCCCGGCTTCCCTATCATTAAATCTAGCGCGAGCAGCATTTCTAGCTGCCATTAATGCTTCGGTTGCATCAATCTCTGGAATGTCTAATAAAGCATTATCAACGGCGCGTTTTAATTGGGTTGAAACCATACCAGCGGTTCCATGTCCAGGGTTGTTATTACCAATTAACCGGCCTAATTTATCGGCTTCAGTAACAGTTAATAGTTTTGTTCTTGTGCCGCCCATAAAGCCAAATTGCTGCAATCTAGACAAAACAGCAGAAGGAATATTTTCTATTCCAATTTCGTCTGCAATTTTTCCCAAAGTTTGGGCAATTTGCGTATCTGGAACAGGCGTATCGCCTTTCCCTAATTCTCTAAATTTTGTATATAGTTCTCCAACAGCTTTATTTGCATCTGCATCTTTTTGCTGAATGGCTTTGATAGTTTGTTCAGATGCTTGTAAAGGAGTCGTTGCTTTTGGCGTTCCAGGCAAAGTTGAAGCCATCTGATCTTGCAATGCTTGGGCGTAACGATTAGTGCTTGCATTTTGTTGCTGGAACCTACCCGTCATTGTTTCCTGCTCACCACGAGCAACCGCAGGAATATTAACTTCTGTTTTTTGAAGATTTTGTGCGGCAGTCCAATCTGTGGGATTTCTTGATATTTGAGCTTTGGTTGCAGTTCCAACACCACCAACAGCTTCAATATCAGCTTTTCGCAACAACATATCCGGATCAAGTTTGCCGGTTGTTGTAAATTGTTGCGCGGCATCATCTAATACAGACGCCCTAACAGCATCTGGCAATTTACTAAAATCAATTCCATTATTTTGAAGCGTAATCTGCACTTTATTACTTATATTTGAAACTAGACTTGGCGAAACTTTCTGTGCCAATGATCGCCATGCACTACCTACAAAATTCCCGACCTCTTGAGCGCCTTTAATGATGCCACCAACAACAGGAGGCGCAACAGCATTTAAAACGCCGCCACCAACCGCCCCCATAGCGGTATTGGTTAAATTGCTTTGTGTTGTGTTTGTCGGATCAAAATTTACATAACCACCGGCGCCGCCAGTTGCCGCGCCCACACCTGTCCTAGCCAATAATCCACCGGCACCCATAGGAATTAACGATAAAGGCGTTGCCACAGATCCGGCCATTCTAAGCGGATCAAATCCACTTTCTCCGTATGATGCTCGGCCTTTTTCAATCAACGCATCGTTTTCGGCTTTTTGTTTTGTATATTGGGCGGCAGCTGCCGGATCAGTCAAATTTAAATATTTTTGTTTTGCGCCGCCATAAATGTCACTCATTCCTTGCCCAATGCGAACCATAGGAGACACTGGTTCAGGTTGCATTAAAGATTGAGTAAAACTATCACGAGCTGCTGGCGTTGGCTCTCCGCGCAACATAGAAAGAAGTTGCGTTTCTGATAATTTAGACAAATCGGTATTATCCATTAGCCTCCCCTTTTCATCAACTCAGCCATAATTGCTTTTTGCTTTTCATCAAACATTGGAGTTTTTTCAGACCATTCGCGCATTTCTTTGACAAATCCGTTATCCAATCTGCCATTTTTTTCTTCATATCTTTGAGCCATATTAGCGATTTGTTTGTCGCGGTTATTGATGGCTCGCATTCCTTGTGATATGAGTGCTCGACCAGTTGGCGTGTTTGACAAACTTGGAGGGATTGAAGCAAGAAAGTTTCTATCACTGTCAGACATTGCACCCGGCATTCCGGCGCCACCACTAGGGTTACGCAACTCAAGCGCAAACTTATTAGTAATTGATCTGATGGCATCTTCTGAGCCTTTACCTGCAATATCAATATTTAATGAAGCTGCTATACCTTTTAATCCGGTAATATTTTCAGCCAATGCGCCTTGTGTAACGTTTGGATCTTTGTAAAGCGTTTCTAATTGATCTAGCATTGAATTCATTTTTGTTGAATTCATCCAAGAAGCGCGCATTTGTTCGGCCATTTGGGCAAACGATTCTGCTTTTTTCTTATCGTATTCTGCTTCAGCAGCAGTTGGATTAACTTTAATATTAGTTGGAATGCCTGATTGAGTTGCTATATTTAACGATGATTGTGCAACTTCATTAGTCGGCGCAACTCCAGTCAACATTGATTTTAGTTGAGCGCGTGTTCCAGAAACTTTCCGGCCTCCAATTTCTATGGTTTCTATTACATTTTCACCTTCTGCCGCGCCTTTGGCTTTAGTTATTGTTGACAAAGATTCTGGGAAACCTTGTGCAACACCTACCGTTCCTGTTCCAAAATTATATGACATACCTTCAGGAAGTTTAGGAGCAGGAGCAAAATCAACTTCTAATCTTCCTGTCTGTGGGTTTCTTTTAAGAATAGGTGCGTTCTCTCGGCTTACTATTGGTTTATTTTGGTCAGTGTAATCTTTTGCAAGTTGTTCAGTATATTTGCCACCCGTCGGATCTAACTGCATCCAAACGGCCATCGGTTGACCGCCAGCAGGACCGCCGAAACGAGACAATGCAGCAGCAGCTGCTGGTTGTGCGGTTTGGGCAGCAGCGGGCGCCGCACTAGGCATAGCACTAGGCGCGGTTGTTGGCGCGGCTGTAGGTGCCGCCATGGGCGTTGCAGGCACATTCCCTGCATTTCCTGCATTAATAAATGCCTGACTTTGGGCGTTTTTTTGCAAAGTCTGCAAACCCAATGCTTCATGCGCCGGATTTGGGCTTGTCATCAACAGACGAGCCATTTCTTGCTGATTCGGCGCTACTGCTGCACGACCGGGTATCGTATATGCCGGTTGTACAATATTTCCTTGACCGGGCTGGCCTTCTGGAACCCTCTGAATATTGGTATCCGTCAAATCTGATCCACTAGGCGCAAAACTTGTTTCTTCAACAGATTTTCCGGGCACAGCCGGACTGCCGGCGCCCGCTTCAAATGCTTGCCGCAATATATCTGCGGATTCTGTTTTATACTTTTCCCCCAACGCCTTCTGTTCCTCAAGCCCTTGCTTCTGCAAATAAGCCCCACCCATAGCCTGCAAGACTTTTGCAAGCCCTGCGGTCGCAGGCGTGTGTGCCTCTATGCCCTTATAGCTATAACGCTCTGTTGGCTGCAAAGATTGCGCTTGCAGCAGCTCGGCCATCTTTTGCTGTTGGGCGATCTTTGCCAGGTCAGCCTGGTATGGGCTGGGCAGGTTGAAAGCGTGCGTTAGATTTTGATTCTGAAAGTCGAAAGCGGCCATTTGGAGCCTCTAGTAAGACGGCGTAAAGTTTTGGGAATTCGGATCGTATGGTGCAGACCGATCAACAACGGGGGCGCCGGGTTGCGTTCCGGCTTTCTGCATCATCATCTTCATCATCATGTCATTCATGCCGCCACCGCTGCCAGCAGGTGTGCCCAATGGCCCGCGATACTTCTGATACGGTTGCGTTGGATCTTGCAGAAGCGCAGCAAGCTGCATACGCTTGTCATCGGGATTGAAATTGTAGGAGGAATTCATTTAATTAATCATCCCATAATTGACCATCTTATAGCCACTTGGATGCAACGCCACGGCCTCAGGCATTACGGCCTCGACTTCATCAGCCATCACGCCGCGTTCTCTGTTTCCAAATATGTCATATTCGTAAACGCCGATCCCTAACCGATGCGTGCCGACGCGGACAACGTTAGATTTTAGGCGAGGATCTGAATATTTCATTATTCCGGCTGCGCCGCCCGCACCCAATAATTCATAAAGCCCGGCATTCTGCGCGTTGACGTTTGACGATGCAATTCCATACCGATCCATTGCGCCCTGCCCTGCCGCCTGCGCCCCTGCAAAGATCGGTGCCGGCGCAATGTTCGATCCTTGATAGCCCTGAAACTGCGGCATCTGGATCTGCGAGCCACTCATCAGGCCAGAAATTTCATTTAATGGCTGAGCGCGCAATCCAGACGCTTTTGCTAAAAGTTGTTGTATAGCTGTGTTTGTAAATTGACCCGATTGCAATTCTTGGTTGTATCCCTGGGCATTTGCGGCAGTATCTAAATTAATACCTTGCAGCGCAGCTTGCGTGAGCAGATCATTCTTTTGCTGATTCTGCGAAATCATGGCGTTTTCGTATGCTTCGCCACCCGGCACCAGCCCTTGATTAATCAACCGCTGCCGCGTCGCTGCGTCTGACTTTTCAAGCTGCGGCGCCAGCCGTGACATGATTGCTTCTTGTCCAGTTGTGCCCGCATTCACTGGCATTTTAGCAATGCCGCTAGTGTCAACGCGGGTTTGAATATCTGGCAAATTAGGATTAAATTTTGTTGCAAGAACCTCGCGAGCAGTGCCTAAACCCTGCTCGCCAAGATTGGCCAGTGCCTGCTGTACGCGTTGCTGCGATTCCAACGTAGATTGTGCAGTCGGCGTTAGATTCTGCGTAACTGTCGGTTGATCATTTTCACCAAAAGTAACCGTCTGCCCACCCAGCGGGCCAACGATATTCGGGTTGTTCATCCGACCCTGCACTCGGGCGGTTTCGACGTTTGCGGCGCCCTGCGCTTGAGCTGCGCCTGCGTAATCTGGCGGCGGCGGCGCTGATGGTGACGATTTACCCATGATTTATCCTTTTGCTGTAGCGTTCATTTAAAAACCGGCAGTCATCGCGGCGCAGCGTGTAAAACACAATGTCGCCCGCTGGGCGCCCTTCTTTGATCCTGCCTTCTTCTGTAAATCCCATATTCGTCACCACTTTTGCGCTTTGTTCGTTGTCGCTGCCGACCGGCACGATGATCTTTTCAACCTGGCAGATGTTATACGGATAATCAAATATTGCTGCCAGATAAGCCGGCGTCAGCTGCCCCTCAATGGCGAAATGGCACCAAATGCTTTTGTGGTTCCAGTTTTCATAAATGACGCCTGCAATAATCTGATCATCTCGTTTCAATCCTAATGCCGTTGCCCTGCCCTCAAAAAAGCCACCGTCAACGCGCTGTGCAACCCAATGGCCGACTTCCGGCCCTGAAACTATATGCCTGCCCATCCGGCCTGATAAACCACGTCTGTGGATGCCCATTCGATTTGCCACGCGGTGCTGGCACTTTTGAGCTGAATAGATCCGCAATAACCCAGCCCCGTAATACCTTGCCAATTATTCGTAATCTGCAAGCCAGATCCCCAAGTTGACTGATCCCATTTGCCAACATCCCACAGACCAGGCAAATCACCGGCCAGCGACAACGGCGCTGCATTATCATCAACATCGAAATCAACGTTCATGCCGACAAATATCGCCGGCGAACCGTCGGTAAAAATACTCGGTCGCGCCCGGGTAAAGTATTTTTTAACGCCGCGGCTGTCAAAGTAATTAAAGGCTTGAAAGGCGTTTGTCGTGATGTTTGAAGCATTATCCGAATAGGTGTCATCCCACGCCCTGACCACCACGCCGTTCCCGCCGTAATAGGGATTATCGTTGTAAGTTTCCCAGCAGTTCGCCGGCCAGTTCTGAAACTGGCACCAGCTCGTCGTGATCGTGTTCATTACATACTGCTCTTGATACCCTGTATCAACAGGCACATTGATCCATACGGCGTTTCTTTTGGCGTTGTAGTAGACCTGCCACCCGACAGCAGCGTGATCGCCGCCATAGGCCGTTGTGGCCTGCGTAATAGCCCCCTGAATCTTGTTTGACAGCGCCACCCGAGGATCTAGTCGAGAGGATTGCAAACTCTGCGCCAGCGGCATCAGACCGTCATAGGTCAGGATTAGCAGATCTCCGCCCCATTTCAGCATGGCGCGGTTGCCGATTGGGCTACCCAGCTTCCAGACGCCAGACAGCGCCCAAGTAGCCTCGCTGGCCGGATCGGTTCCGCGATAAACAATAATCTCGCCGTTGCTGGTGATAAATACCAGGTTGTCATCGACCCCATAGCCGGCGTCAATGGTCCAAGTGTCCAGATCCACCAAATGCCCGCCGAATTTGGCAATGGCCGACAGATCGAGCACTTGCGCGGCGCCGCCGACTGCGCTTGTCGGCAAATACCACGCCTTGAGCGTGTCTTTCTGGATAAACCACAAACGGTTTTTGAACAGCGTCACATTTGATAGCGTCGTTGTTGTCACGCCGGTGATGGCCGGTGTCGAAGCAGCATCAATAGCGGTCCAGTTAGTGCCATCGTACAACCGCGGCTTGTCCACGCCGTTTACGGCATATAGATAACTGTTAGCGGTCGTGGTGACGTTGATATATTCCCAAATGGCGTTTGTCAGGCCGGTAACAGTTGTTGCCGATGCCGCCCCTGCGGTGCTGGCATCGTAGAATTTAAGATCCGGCGTGCCTACGGCAGCAAACATCTTGCTAGTCGTGCCGCCGTTGTAGACCATGATTGACTGCACTTGCCCCGTCATGCCGGTTGCCCAAGTGGTCGAACCGCCACGCAACACGCAATTGCTGACCGTCGGAAAGAAATTAATTAGTTGGACCGCATCCAGCGGTTCCATGTTGGCGATGGAGTCTCGGGCATTCCAGCCACCCACCGGCGCCGGAATCGACGCCACGCGGGCAGCGGTATGTTGGACCAGCGCGTTAGTTCGGGCCATAGCCAGAGTCCGGTATGTTGTCGTAACCGATCAACACAGTGCCTGGGCGCGGCGCAAAGCTCAGATTAGCACTAGACATATCTAGCGCCATCGACACCTCAAGTTCCTCAATATAGTTTCTATACATCGCGGTGGTATCAAAACCCTTCGCCTCAAAGTATTTGAGTTTTGTTGAGAGCACCATTAGACGATCTGGATAGATCGTGGTGTCAGTGTCGACCGTAAAGCTGGTCTTGACAGTGCCGTCGGCCGCTTCTGCCCAGCCATTGCTGCGGTATTCTAGGCCGAGGTTTTCTGCGGTAGACATACCAGGCCAAATCTGGAAATACTTGCCCAGCAGGCGCCAGCGAATCCGCGGTCCGGTGCTGATATAACCTGAGAGCAACCATTCCCATTGCTGGGCGTCCTCAGGTCCAAGTAACTCCCAGTGGCGTGATTTATCCCACATCGTGCGCGGCACGAGTGCTTCGTAGTCACTAGGCAGATCGTAACGGATCTTCTGGAAATAAGCAGTTGCAGCGGTGCCATCAGCGGCAAAGTCTTGATTGACCGTGACCTGCGTTCCGCTATCAACCGACACAATATAAGTGTTTTGATTAATGCCGGTGCCCTGCACTTGATAGGTTGTATCAAGCCCGGTGGTGCTGGGAATCCCAGTAATTGTGCGTGCCGATGTTGTCCAGGTGCCGGTTGTGGTCAGATATTGCGTGTAAAAGCCATACTGTTTTGTCATCGCACGCCAATTGTGCCGGCGCAGCAGCTCGTAGCCGGTCGCGTTCATCAGCGCCAGAATCTGCGTCACATCTTGATTCGTGTTGCCAGCGACATACGTCGGCGTCGAAACGCCGAGTTCGTTCGTGACCTGCTGCACCAGTTGCAACATCGTGCTCGACATAATTCAACCTTTCTTAGGCGGCTTCGGCCTCTTTGCGCGGTCGCCCAGGCTTACGGGCTTCCATCAGCATCGCCATTTGTTCCTGCAATTGTTTGAGCTGGGCGCGGGTTTCTTCCAATTCGTTGTCGCTCTGTGATTTGTTCTTGTTCGTCAGATACAGCCGCGCTTTCTCGCGCAGTCCTGATGCGCCCATGCCTACGCGTTGAAGCTGCGCGTCGGTGGCGGTCGCAAGCTGCTCGACAGTCTGGAATTTTAAGATTTGCAGCTCGGCCATCTGGTGAGAATTAAATTCTTCAGACTCATCTGCGTGCCACTGTGACAGCGGCGTGCCGATCACCGAGGCGTCGGTGTTCTGCATTTTCCAATACAGATATTGCCGAGGAAAACGCTCTTTGTGATCCTCCCGCACAGGCTGGTCAACGACATTGGTTTTGTCACCCGGCACAATAATCCGCACAAACTCTTTCGGATTTGCTTTAAATTCGCCGTCCTCGTTCAAATAAAACTCAACGTGAAGGTGCGAATCTGCATTATGAATGTCGCTATCTAAAGCCATTTGATTTCTCCTGTGGGGATTAAGTTCGTGCGCCTGTCAGGCTGTACCATTTTGTTGCTGATACCGCAAAAAATATACTGCTGAAATTACTGGCAATTGAAGCCGATGTTGTTTGATTAACCGTTGTTGCAGTTTCGTACGGATAAACCTTGATTGTGTTGGCGCCCGCGTTGGCGATGTAGATCGTC